GTGCATACAAAGTGGCAAAATAATCCTCAATCTTTTCCTGAGGCACCAGAAAATCTTTCAATTCCCATTCAATACGCATAAAAAAGATATTCTCTACATGGTCTACATACTGATCCAGATAGATAATATTACCTTTATTCACCGTTATAAAGTCTGTTACTTCTGCCAATATGCCTGGTTTGTCAGGGCAGTGCAGCAACAGTTTGGCTGTTTTCATCATCCTAAAATGTTTTTTATCATTTTTCAAATTACAACATTCTCTTTTTGAGTTCGCAAAAATAACGATTTATTGCAAAACAACGAACTTTTCGAGCAAGAAGTTTAAAACAAGCTCCGAAATGTTTCGTTTTCTCCAGGAAAGGTTTTCATATCAAGAATAAAACAGTGCATAAACGTATTTCTAAACAGTTGTTAAATTTACTTTTCTCTTATTTTTCCAATCTTCTCAATATGAGGATATAAAGCAAATACAGCACAAAACGCTTGGAAAAAAGTTCGCCATAGCTATTGCAGATATCAAAGAAATGCCTACCTTTGCAACCGCAATCAAGAGAGATAGCAACGAAAGAATGAAATAATGGTGCGTTAGTTCAGTTGGTTAGAATACATGCCTGTCACGCATGGGGTCACGGGTTCGAGTCCCGTACGCACCGCGAAAGGGAGTAACATTAGTTACTCCCTTTTTTGTTGTGTATCAAACAATTAAGGCATTGGAAGTAGATGGAGAACATGTAAAAATTGGGTGTATATTTACCGGAAACTTACCAGTATTTCCCGATTTTTACCGATATTTTCACCTATAATGATACCGCCTTTGATACCATTTTTTTATTGTAGCGATAATCAGTAGATACCAAAACTCAAAAGAATATGAAATATCCGACAATGAGATTCGTCTTTGATCGTAAAAAGGTTGCGACAAAGACACACAAGGGACTCGTTCAAATTGAAGTTTTGAGCGAAGGTAAGAGAAAATGGATCGGAACCGGCGTTAAAGTCTATTCCGACCAATGGAATGATCGAAAGAAGATAATCAATTCAGTTGAAATGATTCAATTGAACCAGTGTCTTGATGAACAACTCCGGATTATCCAAAATTGGATTAATGAGCTTATCAGCAAAAAGGAAGTTTTTGATTTTGATAAGCTGGATAGATTTTTGAGATATACCAATAAATCAGAAAGTTTTGTTGACTTTGTAGAAAGAAGAATTGAAGAGCGTGGAGATATAACGGAAAGTACCAAAGCTTCCCATCGGACATTTGCGGCCTCATTACGTGAATTTGACAGAATAATATATTTTTCTGATCTGACAAAAGCCAATATCACATTGTATGATGATTGGTTACATGCTAAGGGCTATTCACAGCCGACAATATATAACTATCATAAACGTAACAAACGTTATATTCACGAGGCCATAAAGTTTGATTTGCTAAAAAATGATCCGTATAAGGGTGAGCGTTTTTCCCGTGGCAAACATGCCATCAGGAAATATTTGACTGCCGAAGAATTGAAGAAAGTGAAAGATGCTCAAATAGACTCGGAAACGATCTGTAGAGTCCGTGACCTTTTTATTTTTCAGGCATATACTGGAATATCCTATGCTGATCTTGCTAAATTCAATTTCAAACGTGACGTACAAAAACGCGGCAATAAGTATGTTATATTGGATATTCGTTTAAAGACAGAAGAAAACTATTTTATCGTATTACTGTCTCCTGCAATGGAAATATTGAAAAAATATGATTATGTGCTTCCGATTATCAGTAATCAACAATACAATTTGCGGCTTAAAATAGTTGCTGATTATGCAGGGCTTGATAGAAATTTGACCGTTCACATGAGCAGGCACACATTTGCGACAATGTGCCTGAACAATGGGGTTAAAATGGAAAATGTGAGTAAAATGCTCGGTCATACAAATGTACGCACCACACAACAATATGCTAAAGTTCTGAATGCCGAAGTGGAAAAAGACTTTGAGATGCTGGAACGGATTTTGTCATAGCATAAGAGAGCCACGCTAAAATAGTTCTACTGATATTTAGCGTGGCTTGTTTCATTTGAAATACTCCATAACTTGTGCCGATTGTTCACGGAGACCACAGCAAAGATAATTTTGAGTCATTTCCACACTTGCATGTCCCATCATTTGGCTTATAGAGTATAAATCGGCACCCCGTAAATACAAATTGGTTGCAAAACTCCGGCGTGCCGTATGGCTTGAAACAAATTCCCATTTTTCACCTTCCACTTCCTTTCCGGCCTTGAATATTTTAACCGCTTCTGTGATTCCGGTTTTCCGGCAAATATTACGGATATTATTGTTGAATGTCGGATCGCTAACTTCTTCTTTAGGCAAGTTTGTTAGTAGCTCTTTCACAATTGGCTTCAATGGCACTGTGGCATGAGTCTTAGTCTTTAAGCTGACATAAGAGATCATTCCACCCACTATATTACGGTTGTTCAACCGTGTATAGTCACTATGACGGCAACCAGTAAAGGCTCCTATTAAAAATTGTGTGCGTACCAATTGTTCGTTGGCATTCTTGGGAACATAGGTGATAATTCGTTCAAGTTCTTCATCAGTAAGCCAAACATTAGTGCTTCTCACATTTTTTACTGAAAGGATTTTATTATAGTCTTTAGGTAGCTCAACCTCTTCATTATACAAGTTCAATACAGCTTTTAATTTGGCGGCATATTGGCGAACAGAGTTTGGTGCCAGCCGTTCTTCCATATAATCAACAAAAGCCTGCAATCGGACTTTTGAAAGATTCTCCCATGTTGCCGGGCAATCGTTCGCCTTACTATACATGTTGAGTATAATTTCATATTTGGGGTATTTTACCAAAAATGCTGTACGTAAATCTTTCATTTTTATTTCATTTCTTTATTCCAACTATCATAAATATCTTCCCAATTATCACCTAAGCCAACCCTTATACCGAAAGCGTTGTAACATTGTTGTACCGTTTCTTTCGGTGGTAAATATCTCCCGTCACTTAACATTATATAGCCTTCGTTTATTTCTTGTTGTAGCAAGTTTATATCTACTGGCATAATTTCATCAGGGAACAGCACCACGTTTCCTTTACTCGTTTGATAACTGACTCTTGGTAGTTCAAAATGCCCTCTCTGCCCAGTCAATAAAGAACAGATTCCGATTTCTCCGGTAATGAGATGAACTTCCGTGTTTGGCGCATTTATAACCATAAAATAGGCGTTATCGTCATTTTGGAAATGATTTACTACTCTGCCCACCCTTTCTGTATCACATCTTCTCATTCTCTCGTCCCAAAGATGTCCCAAATCATCATGGAACCGGATATAATCTCTTACCTTATCCCATGTTCTTACAGACAGAAATTTCATAGCAGGTAGAGTAAGAGTTTTTTCTACACCATTATCATATTTAAGTTCATGGGTAAAGTAATGTTTTCGTGAGCCGGTAATGTGTATATCCGTAACATCAAAGTTTTCATCATATCCGTTTTCGGTGGAATATTCTTCAAGAACAACAATATCACTCTGTACGATTTCATCAACTATCTTTTGAAACTCATTATAGGCGTTGGTTAGCAGGTTTTCGGTATTCATGTTGTCCTGCATGGGTATTTGTGCAACAAGTCTTATCGGGTATTCATTATGTTCTGTACCATAGCACATATTCTCCACAATACCACAATTAACCTTCCCACATCTTTCATGAAAGAAGTCCATTGTACGCAATACATCTTGGTTGCTTAATTTCGTGGGTTGGGTGACAAACAGCACATAACTTACTTTTACCCTACTAAGAAGTTCTATATGCACGTTTGTAACACTTGGAGGCGTGTCAATAAGAACATAATCCGGGTTGATAGAGTGTATTTTCTTTTTAGCCAGTTCAAGATATTGCCTTACCATTGATTTTTCCAAGTAAATAAACTTGGAAAACATATTTCCAGAAGAGTGTACCCAAATCATTTCATGCGGATGATCGCCTTCAAATTCGGTGTTCATTGACGGGGTATTTATATCTGCATCAATGATAAACACCTTATTCCCTTGTTTTGCAAGTAATCTTGCTATATTTGCGGTTGTTGTGGTTTTGCCTACGCCGCCTTTGCCTGAATATATTATAATAGCTTTCATATCAATTAAATATTTGGTTCAATAAATTCTATATTAGCCATCCGCATTTCATCTTCAAACGCCCATTTGTAATTGTGATTTTCCCAAAATGAAGCATATTCACAACCACGGCAAGTAACGGAGTATCGGCCTTCTCCTATTTTTCTTGCTTTACAAACATCGCGGAAAATCCGGTTATCTATCGGAAAGTCTGTAAAACATACGATCTCTTTTCCTTCATCCAGTAGCTTTTTAAGAAGCTGATAGTCACGACTGGTTCTATATGGCATATTCATGGTTGACCCCTTCTTTCATCAATTCAGGATTATCAAAAGCATTTCCTATGACTCGAATTTCCCGTTTGAAATCATTCCACCAATCAGGTGAAATTTGTTGCCATGGGTTCATCCATTCTTTATTTAAGTCGCTGATATTGGCAAGGCAAAAGCAGGCATATTCATCTATGTATTTAACCAATTTGGGATATTTACCATTAACACTAATAATGTCATGTTCGTAAATTTCTGTACCTTCTTTATCTGTTTTGCCTATAAATTGGCCGATTGTTTTGCAATCAACCTCATACTCTATGAATGTTCTTTTACCTCTATGGTTCAGATCACCATATACCCACATCTTTGTATTAAGGCTTTTGCCTCTGAATTTTATTATTCTCATAAATATTAAGAGTCAAGTTTTTTAATAAATTCATTTAATCTACTGGCTGAATAATCGGTACCGCCAATTATAAAATAACCATCAACGGCAAATTTGAATGCTTCAATGGCTTTTTGTCTCATTCCTTCTTCGGCTATCGCTATTGCTGCATAGGCTTTTGCTTCTGATATGGCATATTGCACATAGCCGGTAGAATCCATCCGGTTGTCACTTTCCAAATCCAAAGTGTTACGTCTGATATAATCTTTTGCTTTTTGATTCATACTTTTGGGTATTTTCCTTCTCCTTTCGGATCAGTTCATTAATAAATTTACTCATGTTCGGTTGCTCTCTGACAAAATCAACCAAATCAATATCCAGTCTAATAGCATAGACCTTACTTTTCGTAACCGGTTTGTTTCGGCGATAACTTCTTTTGGCTTGTTTATTCTCTTCCATAATAATTCATTGATATATGTAATAATTCGTTTGAAATGGCTGTAATTTAGGCTTGTTTGCCTCTTTTGTTCCGTCTCTGATTCGATGATTACCTTTGGTGTGAAAACGTCTGAAATCGCCCCAAAATAGTTCATCTGCATTTGCCTTTGGTCGGATTGTTCCCCAAACATATCGCCGTAATAGTTTGGGTAACATCATGGAAACAAACAGTAACGCTATACATTGGTGATTCAATAGTTTGGGCACAACGATTCGGCTGATAGTTCGTTCATGTTTATGTATGAAGATAGGCACCGGGAAAACCAAAGGCCGATCAATATACAATAGTTCGGGTGTGTATGCGCGTACTGGTTCATCCTC